CAACACAAGTGGAACTTATTATATTCCGTTCAGCAAAACAACAGCAGGAACAAGCACAGCGATATATTTAGACGACACCACAACCGCACTCACATACAATCCAAGCACATCAACACTATCAGCAACCACCTTTTCAGGTGGTTTTCTAACAACACAAGGCACAGCAACCTATTCATCACCAACACTTACACTTGTAACTACTGCTTCAGCACCTTATCCCACCCTTTATACAAACCTCATCACCTTTAGTGGTTCAACCGCCGCTCAAACGATTAGTGCTATAACAGTCCCAACAAATATGCCTGTTAATGGAATGTATATGGTGTATATAACTAACAACAACACTTCCGCAGGAGCAATTACGGTGAATGCTACTTCTCTTGGGTCAGGTATTAAAACTACCTACACTTCAAATGTTGTCATACCTATTAGCGGGTTTGCTCTTGGAACTCTTACAAAAGTAGGAGCATCAACTTTCATTTGGAGTATTAATTTGGTTGCTTAAAATAGAAGAGAAAAACTTAATAAACATTATTTAATGATAATTTATAAATGTATGCTTTACTTCAAACAACACAAGCACCCTTTCAATTTAATTGGTGTGGGAACGGATTAGGACAATACCAGACAGGCGTTTTATCAACACTACGATACTATATAGCACCAGTTACTAATGTGACTGGCGGTGTGTATGCTAATTCTAATGGGACATCTACACCTGGAAATGTCTATACGAACCAAAAAGGAACACTTACTTATTCATTTGTTAAAACAGGACAGACAACAGGGACAGTAACGACAGCACCACCTTATACTGATAATACACTTGCTTCTACAGTCACTCAAAACACCAACTATGCTCTAACAATAACAGACGGAGGCAACGGACAAAAGTTCTTATTCAACAATAGTGTTGCTTGGGGGGCGATTTAATCCGAGAGATTAATAATAAAAACAAATACTCATCATATTATATAATAAAATGGCGAGTATTCCTAATAATGGTTATGCTGCTGTTATGGCAGGGTCGAATATTTATAGCGGGACAAATTATTATGGGTCAAGTTGCCCTCAAACTCCAATCCTACCTGTCTCCGGTAATGACCTTTGTAATAAAACTTATGTAAGTGGATTTCCCTTCGGTCCAACCGGAGCAACCGGAGCAACCGGAGCAACCGGTCCTACTGGAGCATCGGGTCCGTCATATGTCGGTCCCACCGGTCCTACCGGTCCTTCTGGTGGCGGTTATACTGGAGCAACCGGTCCTACTGGTTCTGTTGGTGTTACTGGTCCAACCGGAGTATCCGGAGCAACCGGTCCTACTGGTTCTGTTGGTGTTACTGGTCCAACCGGAGTATCCGGACCAACCGGTCCTACTGGAATAGGACCTACAGGTCCAACTGGTTCTATTGGACCTACTGGTCCAGCAGGAGGCGGCGGTTCAGGTATTACAATTTATCGTAATGGTAATGTTGGAGCAACCTCGATTCCCGCACCAACTACCAGTAACGCTGTTTGTATTTTTACGAATGAAGGTATAGTTCCTGATGATGGTTGGAGCAATCTTCCATTTCCGTCTGGGTCTGGCGGTCTAAATCCAGGATACATTTTTTGGATTCAACCATCTACCGGTAATATTTGGATTTCCATAACGGGTTCTGTTCTTGTTTTTGCGAATGATATGACTTCACTAATCAGTACAATCACTCTTACTGGGTCAGGGTCTCCTGCCGCACTTTGTTTTTGTGAAGATACAACTAACAGTATAATATATATCGGCGGAGCATTTAGCACTCTGGCGGCAGCGGGTTCTCCAAATATACCAGCAAGTAATTTTGGTATTTTAGGGATTACTGCCCCCTTTGGACCTATTCCGATTTTTTCTATAAGTGGAGCAACCGGTGTTAATGGATTCGTATCGTGTATGTCTGTGTCTCATCCGCTCGGTGGATATAATACTGTTGATGGCGTGTTTTTTGGTGGGCAATTCACTACTACGGTAGGTGCTTCCTCACCAACCGCACTTGGTAATATATGTATATGGAATAGAGCATCGAACGATTTCTTTGGTGGTCCAAGTTATACTCCTCCAGGTCCAACCGCCGTCTCTACTTTATATACAAACGGTTATGTATCATCAATAGTAGTTGCTCCGCAACCAAACGACAGCGGTGTTAGTGGGGGACAAGTGATGTTCGCTGGTTCTTACACGACTTTTGGAGGGGCAGCAATACCATATCTCACCCTTTACACACAGAGTCAGGGATTTTTGGGGACACCTACAGGAAACGGCGGTAGTGGGATTACTTCTGTTAATAATACAGTTTCCAATTTAGTTCTTTCGCAATTCAAATCACCTGATTCACCATATCAAGATTCGATGGTATTGGTCTATGGAGGTTTTACTGCCCCATATACCTATGCTTGTTATTGGGATTGGTCGAGTGGTGGCGGCAGCAGCGGCGGCGGCACGCTATATACTTCTGGTATTGGAACTCTTACTCCTGCTTTAACACCCGCATTAGCAGGTGGTATAAACTATCAACTCGCCTCACAACAAACTCTTTTTGGAGTTGGGGGCGGTGATATGTTATGGTATGCCGCCACTTCCACATCTGCTCCATATGTTATTGTATCAACAACAAAAGGAGTATGGGACGCATTAGGTAATTCTAATACAACAACCGCTTTCGGTTGTCTTGGTATTAATTGGTCGCAGAAACTTCTCAAGTATCTTACTTTGCCCGCCACATCTGGTCCAACACTTGGACCTATAACACAATACGGAGCAATTTCTCAAAATTGCGTTGTCACTACCTCTCCAACCGACCGATTCAAATATAACATTCAATCTCCACCATCATCAACAGCAACATTTACCAACCCTTTCACATCTCAAATGTTCGCCGCTGACTCAACTGCTACTTATTGGGTTCCTGTCGGCACTCCTATATGTCTTCTCGGATAATCCAAAATCAACTACTCGCGGATTTCTATCGCATCCGCCACTATCTCATCATAACTCAATCCGGTCCCTTTATGGATTTTTTTCATCCCCGCTTGAAACTCCGGCAATTTCATATCGTCCTCCATTAAACACAATACCCGCCACACACAAAACGCACCACAGGTATTCACATTATTATTCGTCTTATTCTGAAAATCCATCTTGTTATATATCACATTCCATCCTTCACTCTCCGCCTTATTCAATAGGTCTTCCAAATAATTATGCGTCGCATCTACCACCTGATTCTGCTCCGCACTATTCCACTCCAACGGTGAGTTCGGCGAATACGGCGATGAACCGTAAGGACAAAAAAACTCTATTGTACTGTCGTATCTCATTACCGCCGTCCAGTGACCGTTCGCCGGTGTATGCTCATATAGCATTATAAAATAATCTCTCGGTCTCTTCAAAATTGACTGGATATTCGGGTAGTTTTTCAGTTCGCGAAACATCAGGATTTTCGCAGACGGAAGATACACATCCATATCCTTATCACTCATCGGTTCAGATATTATCTGCTTGAGTTTAGCACTACCAGTTGATTCATTAAATACATCGGCAGTCGGCGGATTCGGTTGAATAACATTCATTTTATATATACTCAATTCGTTTGTTTTTACATTCCATTCTTATTGATGTAAAATCCGTGAATACAGATTTATCGGTGATGAAATTATATATAAAAACAAATTATATATAATTAACATAAAACCCGCATTAGAAATGTCTCTCGCTGCTCTTGGTGCTTCTCAACTTTCTCCCCCCGCCGGGTCGTCAGCAGGTGGTGCTGCTGGAACTGCTTATAATTGGGGTAGTGCTGCTTACTCTGGTCTTCTTTGTCCCGCGAAGTATGATATAATTCTTGGAACCGCCGGTCCTTTCAACGCCGGAACCCAAGCAGTCGCTCTTTCTACAGTAAATATTCCCTCCATCGCTGCCGCCGCCGCTTGTATCGTCGAAGCGTGGTTAGTTCTTCCCGCCGTTCCTGCCGCCGCTGGTGCCACCACCATCGGTGCCAAATATTGCGGAATCGTCACTTTTACTGCTGGCAACCCCTCTACCGCCATCCTCACTCTTAACGCTGTTGATGGCACCGGTGCTATTGCCAATTTCACCGGAAGCGTCAATTTCCGCGTCTATGTTCCTCGTGCCGGTTATTATTAAGTCACCAGCGGTAATTATCTAATTAGATATAAAAGGATATTGTATAATATACTAAACAACAAGTTTCGTACATTATGCCAAAAAATTATATTCCGACTCCATTTATGGACGAATTAAGTGCGAAGATGGTCGAATATGGATTAGCAGAAACTTCGCGTCTCCACTATCTACGAAACATCGAAATCCTCAATAATGAAAAACCTATCGATAATCTCCAGTTTCTTCTTGATGATGAAGAAATGGAACGCAAAATGGCACATCTCAAACCTAACTCAAAACGCGTTTATTATACCAGCATTCACTCCGCTCTCAAACTCACATATCCGATGCCCGATGAAGATATTGATGTAAAGATTGACTTGTATCACGAGCGTCTGCTCTCCGTTGCCCGAAGTATCGACAAAACCAAAAATAAGAAAACAAAGGTCCAAGAAGACAATTGGGTCGATTGGGCAGATATTATCGACGAATGGGAATCGATGAATGATTGCTTTTCTAAAATCAAAGCAATCGGTTCTGTAACTCAAGATTATCAATACACTTTTCTCCTTCATTTTGTTATTCTGACACTTTATGTGAAAATGCTGCCTCGACGCAATATGGATTATCTGGATATGGTGATTTCAAAAAAACGCCCAGAAGTTCTCGCCAACGGTACGAATTACTTAATCCTGGATGAAAAGAAGTTCGTTTTTCAAAAGTTCAAGACATTCAAGCACTTCGGCACTCAAGAAGTCGATATTCCTGATGATGTTATGGAGATTTTATGGTTCTACATAAATCAACGCAAAACTGACGGCGGTATTCCAACACTCGGTCTTGACCTTAAAAAGGGAAAAACATTTCCGTTCTTACTTTATGTTAATGGCGGTGGATTCATTAAAGGCAACGCAATTACTCGTTGTTTGAACCGCATCTTCGCACCAAAAAGAATCGGGTGTGCTATGCTTCGGACGATTTATGCGACTGACACCCTCCTCGCAGAACAGGAGAAAAATAAGATTATTGCGGAAGGAATGGGACATTCGGTTTCGACACAGCAAAACATCTATATCAAGCACTAAACACACCATCTTTAATATCACCGACGGGGATATTTACGATTTCGTCGTGTGTGTGCCGTCTGCTTCGAACCACCAAATCTGATTTTAATACGAGATTATCTGGTTTATTCACTATCACCTCCGTCAATCCATTCGTTAATGCCGGGCGTTTGATGTTTTCACCCTCAATCTTCGGATACTTATCTTTATATTTTATTATTATATCATCCGATATTATTGGAGCAATCTCTTCAAGGTTCTTTATTTCACTTCGTATGATATTCAACGCATCCTTCGCATCCATACGAACTTCACGCTCCAACGCCAACTCCACACTTATTTTGCGACATATCTGGGCGTATTGTAATGAAACTAAACGATGACGCTCCGACCTTTGTGCCAGTTGAAAATATGAATCCAACGCTTTTATACAACCAATTACAACACTAAAAATCCCCAGTATAATATTCATATCCGCATAATCAATCTGAACGCCTGTGGCGAACCCTATTGCCGATGAACCCACGATTACCGGTATATTAATACTATTACTCCATCGGTTATATTTCTCGTGTGAAAGGCGGTGTAAAATAGAAAGGGATTCCGCCTTTTCCGCCTCCTCTTTAAGTAAGTTCTCAAGATTATCATCATATACAATATGATTTGCCATTCTGTATATAAATATAATTGTGCTATTTTTATATAGAATGTCAGTCCCTTATTCAATCGAGCAACACCCCTACGGAAGCAGTACAGCAAGCACCAAAAGTCGAGATGACCGATATAACCGTCACCGCGATTGGATTGAATCAACCGTCCTTGAATGGTGCGGTATTTTATCCGCGAAACATATCCGCACCTGCGAGGGTTGCGGGGCATATGTGTCCCTTAAAGCAAATAGCGTTCGCAGACATCTCGCAACAGAAAAACATCTTAAAGCAATCGGAATATGGACTGAAATTGATGAATCTGAATCAAAGATGTTGAAAGACCAACTAAAACTTAAATCTAAAAAGAGTATGTAAATATGCTCTACGCTTGTAAAGTGATGACATATCATTCTGGAGAACATAAACGAAAGGAAAAGTTCCTTTACAGAGAAGACAGCGAAAAGTCACCCATCGCTGACCCCATCACTCCACCCACACCTAAACCCGACCCAGACTCCGATGTCCGCATCGCCAAGCGTTGTTGTCGCTCCTTTTTTAGTTGTTGGTAATTATCTAAAATCAACTTAAAAAGATTAAGATAATTACCAATAGAAAATGATTACACAATCTATTATTAACGCGTTTTTTCGCGTGAAGACCGACATCGCTGGGAATGTCGTTGATGACAGTATCGCTACTGAAGAGCAGGACCATATGAAAAAGTGGGTTGAGATTGACGAGAGATTTGGAGTTATGAAAGGGAATTATGCTATTAATCGTCTTGGCGAAGTGTTGAACCTCAAACATAATAAAAAAATGAAGGCGTATTACTCAAAATCATCTGGTTATTTGTGCGTTTCGATGAACCGTGCTATTGATGCGTCAGGCAATTTTGTTCGCCCTTCATCCGGTCTCGGACGCAAGGTTACACGCGAAACACCGCGTCAAGAATCTCTAATGCTACTTCACCGCCTCGTGGCGATGGTATTCATACCGAATAATAACCCGAAGTTCAAAATCATCGACCACATCGACGGTAATCCCCTCAATAATAATTATAAGAATCTTCGTTGGTGTAACCAACGCATTAACGCAAACAATATGAAAAATAATGTGAAATATTGGTCTGTTCGCTGGGCGAAAAACATAAAAAAATGGTATGGTAATATCATCACCACAATCAACAATAATCCACACGAGACTTTTTGTCACAGTTTAGGGGCGTTTGAAGTCGAAGAAGACGCAGCACGGGCAGTCAAGGATTTTATGAAATTGAATTATCCTGCGGAAATGGGCGGCGGTCGTAGATTTATTGAGGATTAAGTCTCTGCTGATGAGTAGTCCTGTTTGAAACATCCCATACAAATCCACGCTGTTTCATCGTTGATATGACACACCGTAGTTCCCGTTCGACCGTTGGATGTGATTGTTTCTCCACAACTCTCACAATCACCAGACACATCACGCATCATTTTATATCCGGGATAGTTCTTCGCGAACAAGTTTCTCCCACCCATCTCCTTTTCATCACACGCCTCACATATCATATTCCAATCTCCAGCACAATTCATTCCTTTTCCTGTTCTTAACAGATTTTCGGTTGCGTCGCACTCCTGACACCAAGTTTGACATTTTCCAGTCGAAGGTTGTTGAACGGGAAATGCCGAGTAAATAATAGGCATTACGAAAATGATGTGTGTCGTATATATAGATATATATCATTTGCTTCATTTCGATTTTTTTTTGGGATTAGTATTACAATTTATTTGCCTCAAAGAACTTTTCATCCTTCTCGATTCCAATATACGAACGACCTAATTCAACCGCCGCCCTGCCACTATTGAATGACCC